CGTCGTGATTCCCGGAAACGCGTTGTTTCCAGTCAAAATAATAATATTTTTTTTCATCTGGTACGGTTATAAAACTAAAAAATTTACACATCTTTACTCCTCAAATCTGATTGGTTTTTTTATCACAATTGCGATTTTTTCGGTGCACCTCCTTTCCTGCCGTTCTCCCGTGATGTTTGAGCCTTGATTGGAGAGGTTTTCAGGCCGCCCAACCGACCGAGCACCGCCGCCGGGGAAGGGTTGGGCGGGGGGACTACCACATGAATACAATTCTCTATGTTTCTGTTATCACAAAAGAACTGAGACAGTTCAGGCGCAATCTTTATAGCTTCACGTTTTGTGACCGTTTTAGCTACCAGGTTACCGTTTTCGTACTCGTGATTCGATACCCAAGCATCGCGTTCCTGTTTGGTTCCGAAAGCGTACACAAGCCAGCACGGGCTATCATAGGTATAGCCAAGCCCCATGTTGCTGTGCGCTGCAAAAAAGTATTTCTCACTCATTCAGGCCTCCATTGATACACCGCACCGTTGATCGTTCTGGGTGTGCCATGTATAATCATATCTGAGACTGCTCTTTTTACAACTGGTTGCCAATGTGGGCAGGATAAATATTTATTGTATAGAACGCGTACTATTTGTTTAGCTGTAAGCTGCGTTTCCTGCCCGTTCTCAAGTTTGTAAAACATATTACCTCCGGTGAGCAGTTTTATGACTTGCTCAGGTCGGGGTGGGGTTATTTCAGTTCGTAAAATCCAACAGTTGTTATCTGTGCGATAATCTCGTTGTACATTTTCAAAGCTGATTCGGCTGTGCTGCTGGTAATATATTTTACGTTTTTGTCATCTGATTTTACTATCAGTGTTCTTCCGGTTCGTTCAACTTTTGTTATTTTCATCTCATCACCTCGTTTTGTCTCTCATCAGGCCAGGCCGTATTCCTGGCGACCAGCTCCCCCTATGCTGGTTTCGAGTGCTAATTATCTTTGATCTTCGATTGCGTTCTTGATTTCTTCGTTATCGGTTACTTCGTATAATGCGCTGCAAAAGTCGTTGTAATCGTTTACTTCGTCTGTTTCCCAGTCCAATCCCATCTTTGTCAATGTTGCGATGTAATCTTCGTCACTGATCTCGATTACTGTTGCTTCGATTCCGCAAGCTTCCCAAGCTGCAATTCTGTGTGATCCGGTAAAAGCCTGGTTTCCACAAACTATAACCGCTGGGAGTGTTCCGCCATTATTCAATGTTTCGATCATGCTATCTAATTTATTTTGGTCTCTTACTTCGTGTGGTTGGTTGTAGCTTGTCATCTCGTAACTCCTTGCCTGTGTTTGTTTGATATATACATTATACTCTAAGCGGTTAGGTTATACAATAGGGTAGTGTAATAAAATAATCAACCAAATGTAATAGATATTGCGTTCTACAGATCAGTCATAAAAGTGAAACGTAACCCGTTTATGGTACAATGTTTTTATGATGTACTACCTGACGAAATGGATTGTAAACGCCCTGGATGCTGCATTCGAATTCGTGGTGCTGGCTATTTGCGGCGGGGCGTATGAAGTCACAGAGTATGAGGAAGAGGATGAATAGCAATCTATCCAAAACTGATATACTGGCACTGGACTATGGCGGTAAGGTACTATTGCTCGAAAAGGTTGGACAAGAGATACTAAATACTCAGATAGAATTTGCCAGTGTATCGGGAAGGTACGCAGAACTAAAGGCCAGCCTGGAAGTATTGAAGCAAGTCAAGTCAGTTTTACAATCAACACTGAGAGCTGAATCACCTGAGGGAGGTTCAAATAGTAGCAGACGCGAAATCACAAAAAACCAACTCTACAATAAGCCAAAAAAGAAATGAAATACAGACCGCTAAAGAACTAAAAGACGCGGCTTTTGTAGATATGTACTTCCGGTGCAATATGAACGGCACGGAAGCTTATTCGCGTTTGCATCCTAAGACAACTTATGAATCATGTAGAATGGCGTCTTCCAGGCTGATATCAAAAGATAACATCAAGGCTGAAATCTCAAAACGACTTGACGAACAGGCCATGTCGAAAAGCGAAATTATAGCCAGGCTTGCCGCAATGGCCAGGGCAACAGCATTCAAGTTTATTAGGATAACTGATGATGGATTCTGCTATTTCAATTTCAGCGACCCGGAAGCAGAACAGTATTTCTATCTGATAAAAAAGATCAAAACAAAACGAACGCGAAGGATAGAGGGGAAAGGCCGGGAGGCGGAAGTATGGGAAGATGAATGGGTCGAGGTCGAATTACACGACGCTAAAGGTGCGCTTGAGACTTTAGGACGGTATCACAGGCTAGAACAACCAGAGCCAGAAGAAACGAAAGCGCGCACGCAATGTATTATATCAGCCGATATTATCGGTAAAGAATACTTCGATGCTTTACGGGCTATCAACAGTGGCCTGTATGATGAGTTTCTTTTAGAGGGTGGGCGTGGATCTCTGAAATCAAGTTTCGTTAGTTTGGCGGTTATCTATTTATTGGTGAATAATCCGAACATGCACGGGCTTGTAATGCGACAGATTGCAGATACGATGCGTGATAGCGTATACAATCAATTGTTGTGGGCTGAAAGTATGCTTGGATTGCAGGATAGTTTCAAGAACACTACATCCCCAATGGAAATAACCTATCTACCCACCAAACAAAAGATACACTTCCGGGGTGGTGATGACCCTGGAAAGATCAAATCAATCACGCCTCTTTTTGGATATATCGGTATCAACTGGTTTGAAGAATTGGATCAATTCAGGGGTCCGGAGGCCGTTCGTAAGATTGAACAATCGTCCATGCGTGGTGGTGATGTAGTTTACAACTTCAAAACGTACAACCCTCCTCCAACTCAAATGAACTGGGTGAATAAATACGCAAAGCAGAAGAAAGAGCGGCAGTATCATCATCGTAGCAACTACCTGAATACCCCACCTGAATGGCTTGGGCGTGCCTGGTTGGAAGAGGCCGAACATCTAAAAGAGGTCAACCCAAGAGCCTATGCACATGAATACATGGGAGAGGTTACAGGGTTGGGTGGTATGGTATTTGAGAATCTAACCATCAGAAAGATTACCGATGAAGAGATTGCACAATTCGACCACGTCAGCCAGGGTATAGACTGGGGTTACTTCCCTGATCCATTTGCTTGGGGTAAAAGCCATTTGGATATGAACAGGAGAAAACTGTACATATTCGATGAAGCAGAACTATTCAGATATGGTAATATGGAGTCATGGAATTATCTTGTTGAAAACAAGGGCGTGTCTCAAGGCGATGTAATCATTGCAGATTCAGCCGAACCAAAGAGCGTATCAGACTATCGTAGTTACGGAGCAAATTGTATCGGAGCCGAAAAGGGCGCAGGAAGTATTGACTACTCCATGAAGTGGCTTCAATCATTATCTGAAATCATCATCGACCCCGAAAGATGCCCACGACATGAAGCAGAATTTACAGAGTATGAATACGAAAAAGATAAAGATGGAGAGTACATCACGTCTTATCCGGATGAGAATAACCACTTTATCGATGAAATAAGATACAGAACCAATCCTATTTGGCGCAAGCGAGGCAAGTAATGAATATTTTTACTCGTATAATTGAATGGATTAAAGGAGCATTTGCAAAAATGATAGGAACTAATGATCTAAAACAAAAAGTTGGTGTTGATGTTGCTGTCAGCGCAAAGATGTTATCTGCTCTCGAACTCTGGACAAGGATGTACGAGAATAACGCCGAATGGTTGAGCGAGGATATTCATTCCTGTGGACTCCCAGCGGCCATTGCTTCTGACATTGCCAGACTTGCAACAATCGAAATGAAAGTAGAGGTTACGGGATCTCCCATGGCTGATGTGATTATGGGTGTCATGGAAAAGATGTTACCCAGGATCAGGCAGCAATTGGAGTCAGGCGTTGCTTTAGGTGGGGTGATATGGAAGCCGTACATCGTGGGTAAAAAGATAGCCATTGACTGCGTTCACGCTGATCAGTTTTTCCCGGTATCGTTTGACGCGGACGGGAATATCACATCCTGCGTGTTTGTGGACTCAAGGACTGTGGGGAACAAATTCTATACCCGTTTTGAGCTTCATCAACTGTTAGAGTTTGAAGGTGTTTCATCCGTAAAGATTACAAACGCGGTATTCAAAAGCGATAGTGTAAATTCAGTAGGTACATCGGCTCCATTCGATTCAGTGGACGATTGGAAGAACATCAGCCAGGAAGAGACTATCAAGAACGTGACCGCGCCTCTTTATGGATATTGCCGTTATCCCATGGCGAATAACATCGACTCCAATTCACCCTTGGGCGTGTCTGCTTATTCCAGGGCAACTGACCTAATCAAACAGGCTGACTACATATGGTCTAACCTACTGTGGGAGTTTGAGAGCGGCAAGCGGGCCCTGTACGTGGATGAGAGCGCGTTTGATCGTGATTCTACTACCGATAAAAAGGTATTGCGGGACAAGAGACTATTCAGAACATTATCAGGAATGAACACAGCCGAACTTGGAGCCGAAGGTTTCTTTCAGGAATGGAGTCCAGATTTTAGAGAGGCCGCGATTAAGGCCGGATTGAATGATGTGTTCCAACGTATCGAATATTCCGTAGGGTTGGCCTATGGAACAGTAAGCGACCCTCAAAGCGTAGATAAGACGGCTACTGAAATAAAGATGAGCCGGCAACGGTCTTACGCCACTGTAACCGATGTACAAAAGGCAGTCAAAAGCGCATTAGACCAACTCATGTATGCTATCAGTGTTTGGGCTTCTCTGTATGGATTGGCCGGAGCTGGTACGTGGTCTACTGTTTATGACTTTGATGACTCAGTGATCACAGATA